AGCCTTTACCTCGGCGGGTGGTTTTTCCTCCTTGGAGACGTCTAAATCTTTTAGGAGTTTTTCGTAGCCAACCGCATCAAGTGCATCCACGCTTAACGACGATTCAGCAGGATTCTCTTTGGGAGCCTCCCCTGAATTAGTTGTAGTGGCGTTAGGTTGCTCGGTTTGCACCGGAGACACTTCCGTTTCGTCCATAAAGTGAAGTATGTGGGTTGTTGTCGTCCTGTCAACACCTATCTTAAAAAGATTTTATTGCCCACTCGTAAGGTATTTTTTTATCGTCAAATGGCCTACGGTACTCGTCCGGATTGGCGTAGTTGAATGGTTTATCAACTGTATTGATAACGACCGCTTCTTTTGTACCGCATGCCATAAAACCATGCCAAAGGTTCGGGGGTATCGTGATCCGGTATGGGCTATTTTCCCCTATGTAGTACGTCTCTGTTAAGCCTGAATCCCAATCGTAAATACCAACCTTTAGTGTCCCGCTTACGCATACAAATTGATCCGTCTGATACTTATGCAAGTGCCACGCCTTCACTATGTTAGGATTGCACGTAGTCATATACACTTGCCCAAAACCGGTGAATCCATGCTCATCATTCCTGAGCATTTCCATGAGCCGGCCCCTGCCGTCCTCGATAACCTTAAGCGGGGTCTTTAGGCAAAGGCTCATTCGATTGAGGGATTGAATTATACTTAATGAATGGGATCTGACGCACCCTTAGATGTCCGGCAGTTTCCTCGCAGTCAGGTACAAAATACGGTTCCCAAGCAAACATGTTGCCCTGCGGATCTTTTTTAACGTGATAGGCAGGAACACCTACAACTAATCCAATCTTAATTCCAGCCGGATACCATTTGTTCCAGCAAAGGAAAAGGTCTTGAGTGCCATGTCCGGCATACCCAATAAAATTACTAAATGTCAGTGCCTTCTTGGATAGGAGAGTACAACCATTCCCACACCAATCAGTAGGGAGAACCGCACCTTGAACGGCAGATCCGGCGTAAGCCTGATCTAGCCACCCTCTCTTTCTCCATTTTTTTGCGTTTAAGGCGAATACATTGGCTTTTGGTGGGCATTCCTTAAGTTTTTTGTGTAATTCTTCCATCTCCTTAATCATCTCCTTAGGCGGATTCTTTCTTTTTAAGGCATAGGCATTCAACTTCTTGGACATCGCTTTAATCTTTTTGGATAACTCAAGTCCTCCCACTTTTTCACTAGGTAAGTAATCTTCGGCAATCTGATTATAAGGAGTTCCCCTTCCGCATAAGAAAGAACCATTAAAGTAGGTTGAACAAGCTACTTCGTATTTAGGTGATGCCGGATAATTAAGTGCCCATATCAGAGAATCAAGCGAATCAGGATGAACAATTACATCCGATTCAACGATCCAGCATAAGTCGTAGTTACCATCCCTAGCCTTATCGAATCCTGCTCCGAGCAGTCTTGCAATTATTATCTGAGCCTTCTCCTTGTAAGGCACGACCCCGTTATCGCATACATCCACTTGAACCTCTTTTATGTTTAAGTTTCCCATTCTAGGAAGCGTCATTAGCTTGCCCATAACGGAAGAACTCTTATCGGTGCAGATATATAAATCAGCACTCCTTCTTTTTAGGGCTACGGATATTGCTACAACGCACTCCTCGATTGCGTATGAGTAGGACATTGTGCATGGAATAACTATTGAGATCTTATCCAGCATAATAGTTAGTAAATAGATTTGACTGCTGATATGGTAGTGGCGGTCTATCTGGATTATCGAATTCATATTGAAAGTCAAAGAATCCAATTCCTGCTTGTGCTGGCCCTTCGGGATAAACCCCAGCATTTGCATAAGCTGTCGTGGATTTTATATTACCATAGCTATCCTTATATGTGGCTTCCCCCTTGTAACTCATAGAATCACCAAACGGCCCATTGCTGTACGACGGATAACCTGACACTGGTGAGTCATATATATAATATCCACCCATAACACTTGTTGTGCGTGTGCTATAATTTAATTCGCTTTGGAGCGAATCCGTGCCTTTAAGTCGTTTTTCAGCATTTCTAGGCTCCTTGAAGGTATGCCATGCTATTGAGTTATTTGCTGTTTTTGCTGTCTGAAAGAAGTCTTTGTTTGCAACATGCCTAATATCAACACAAGTCCCGTCAAAGCATTCGTAGGTATCAAGTCTTAAGTAAGTTGAAATATCTGTTGGATCTTTGTACATGGAATCGGGATTCGTATAATAATATCCAGCCTTACTTGTATCATATATCTGGGCTAGCTTGCCTATATTGACCGGCCATTTTGCAAGCGTTCTACCATATTCATTCCTATCAGAATAAAGCCTTGTGTTAGCACCCCAGTTTTCAACCAGCACGGCAGTCCCTCCCCCTCCATTACCTACGGGAAATGGGTTTTCTACCCATGTTGTTTTATAAAGAGCGTTATCTGATACACTGAATCCATTTTGCGTGTATTCAAGGCTTAAAAATCCAACATACCGTTGAGCCGTTTTAACTGAGTTAGATATGTATATTTGTGTTGTTGTTCTGGTGTCTATTATTGGTAATAGAGAATCGTTTTTGTAAGATTTAGTATATTCAGTGATTGTTGTTGTTTTGCTTTCGAAATCAATATACTGAAATGTACCCATTACTTGCTCCTCGACCCTGTTCGTAGTGCTTCCGTTTATAATCTCAGTAAATGTTGCCGGAATAAATGACACCGGAATAGTTGTCGTTGTTTCGGATACATTATCTTGTGTTGCTTCACTATTTATTCCCACAAGAGATAAAATTGGCCTATTTTCAAAAGGGAAATCAGCATCTCTGTATCCATAGAACCCAACTCCGATTTTGTCTAAAAATGTATCATATCTATCTTCCCCCCAATAGTGACCCATGTTCGGTACCCATAAAAAGTTTTTAGGCTGTGTTTCTGGAGCATCATAATAGCCATAACCATAAACATCCAATATCCCCCTGAATATGCCGGTTGTGGACTTGAGTTCAGTTTTATCGAGTATCGTGTATCCTGTTGTTGTCTTGGTTCCACTGTACGTTGGAATGCCCGTCCAATATCCGTTTGCCGGATTTCTACCACTATATGTCTGTCCAAACGCAGTCCCTCTTTGTGTTTCATAAGGCCATTGTTCCTTTCCAACGTTATGTATGAATCCATTAACATTACTTGCTGTTGTAATGCTTGATGACCATACCCACCCACCTCCGCCCACTCCTTTTTGGTATATAAATTTTCCAGTTTCTACGTCCGTAAATTGTTTTGTCTCTCCTTGTCCGATGATTTGTTTCCATGTTGTTGTGCCACCACGTTTAGTCGTAAGAGGGCTGAATGGAGGGCCATTTACTGTGATTCCATACGTACTTGTCCAACTGTATGTTACCGCAACCCCATTTATGTCTTTTTGTGCAATATTATTGTTTAGCTGAAAGTTTCTTGTATAAGTAATCGTAACGTGTTGTTGTCGAAAGAAGTCATAATATGTATCGAAGACGCTATCTCCAAAAGAATACTTGCCCCATACTCTTTTGCTTTCCGGCCACGTAAAATAAGGCATAACTCTTAATGTTATCCTGTTTGACCGCTAAAGAAGTTCCATGAGTAGAATAACTCCGGAGGGTACGTTAAATGATTCCTTACCCATATCGGCCATGCTCCAACGGATGAAGATACTAGCCGAGATGGGCTTCCTGCGGTTATCTTAACAAGCGGAACAAAAAGTTTTTCAGGAGCCTGACCCCTAACCCACTCCTGAGGCTTTCCGAGTACTGGGCCTACCTCAAGTATTGCTGACATTACGACTCCATTGGTAGAAGTGCATGTCGCTATAATAGTGCAATCCTTATTTTTTGTTCCAAAACTAAACAGATTTGTAGGAATTATGCCATTTATAGTTCCTGCGGTGACACCTATCCCGTTAGTTCTATATGCTATTGAAAATGGATCTTGGTTGATATCTGTTCTGCCAAACGCAAATCTCTTGTTTGGAGACTTATAAGATCCGTCTGTTCCAGAGAATACTCTAGGCTGGGTATTCTTTAATAGGCTTGCAGATCTCTCAATCTCCTGTCGTTGCCGTTGAAGATCGTCTTGGATTCTCCGGATGTCATCGTTCATTTCTTCACCTCAGATTGAAGTACTCTCATCGCAGATGCCTCGTCCTCATCCATCATGCGAGACAATGCTTTCAGTTGCCGGTACTTCTCTAGGTTAATCATGACGGTGTTCTGGTCTTTTTCCTCGTCCAGAATCCCTTGCGCCAGTCCTGCCGTAATTCCACCTAGACGCCTTACCCAGTAACGTTGAAACGACTGGTTTTGCCGAAGTGCCTTAATGTCTGCTATCGTTTCCTGTGCTACTGTTATGGATCGATCCCGTGCCTCGTTCTTATCCATTGGGATTTTGTGGCACTTGGGAAGGATCTAAGGGGGTTATGATCGTTTCCGCATCAGCAATTTGAAGTGCCTTTAGCATTTGAATGTAAAGGCTTGCTACCTTTTGCTGAATCACCGGTGGGTATGCGTAGAATTGCTGAACTAGGTTAGCCCCTTGGGTGGACGATTGTAGGATCTGCTCGCCACGATACCGTGTTAGAAGCAGTCGAACATCCATATCCAAGTTAGCAACCTCCTCCGGCGTAATAGATCCGATTTGAGCCTTGTCTCCTTCCAGATAAGTGAACACCTCCTTGGAGTCCATATTTCTGAAAATCAGTTTCACTAACCGGTCTAGGACTAGCTGAACCCCTTGTTCCAAGTGGGATAGGTACAGTGCAAACATCTCCTGACCTGATTTCTCGATGTTGCGTATGCCCGTGGCTAGCTTGGCCGGCTCAAGTCCTGCAAATTGTTGATCTCCGGCATTCACTACCCCTGATTCGAGTTGCACAACCTGAAGGAAGAACTCAACCATCTTAAATAGGTATTCGCTCTTAACTTCAGGAAGGGCCACGTATTCAAGAGCATCCTTAGGAGTTTTGCCGTGTGCCAGTGTGTAAGTACCACCGTTGTTTAGAACAAGGTGGGGATTGGATCTTCCCTCAAGTGTGGCGTCTGGTTGCCAGAACGTAACACGTCCGGATCCTCCCTGTGCGAAAGAGATCCGGTTGATCGTCAAATCGACGAAGTTTTGGCTTGGCTCGAACATCTCAACGGATCCGATCCCGTACCAACGACCGTCCACCGGATTGCACCGGATGATTGTAAATGGACGCCGACCGTCAGGAGTAAGGTTTGCGGTGTAGTCATAGAACAAGGCCCGACGATTCTTAACATCAACAAGAACCATGATTTCCTCAAGGATTCCGTCTCCGTCTGCGTCGTAAGTCATATAGACTTCGGCAACCTCAACCAAAGGATTCTCAGTGTTGGGGGCTTGGGTTGTCTCCCCACGCTCGGTCTTAGCCTGACTAATACCGGCCTTGGGTGTTCCGGATTCTCCGGCAAGCGAGCGAATTAGCTCAATGGCACTCTTTGTCGCCAATACGCTTTGCTCTGTGGACATGTCCAAGAGGTTCTTGCGTTGGTATAAATCTGAAAGAGTTGCCACGGGAACATCATAGAAATGCGCCACAATGTCTGCCTCATCTACTGACGGGGAATTGAGTGGGCATATAAAGTCCTTGAAATAGACGAGTCCAACCTCAGGGCCACGCATGATAGTAGCCTTGCGGGTGATAATCTTTTCCTCATAGATCGGGGTTGCCGGCATCTCTGTCGCCCCGTCTCTACGTAATACGGTCTGCATGCCTACCGGATTGCCGTTTTCGTCTGCTATTGTCTTGGTGTCCCAAGCATCAGTCTCAAGGATGTAATCCCCGTCCTGAGCCAAAATATCCTTACCAGTTGGATCTACCAATACCTTAGCCAAACTCCTGTAAATCTGCTCTTTGGATGCGTGAGTAGTCTTTACGATACATTC